TTCCTATATTAGTTTAAAAGAAGAGCAGGAATTATCAAAAAATAATAGAACATTATCTTTTCATAGAGATAATAGTAATATAGAACTTTCTAACGAAAACGAATCATGGAGGGGGATTCTTGACCAATCCAATACGAAACTTAGAATAGATAGGGGTGAAACTTCTTATATATTCGTAAGAGATAACTAGTTTTAATTGTATTGTCCTGTTTGTCCTATAAATCACGAGGGCTTTTGTATAACCCTCGTGTTTTTTTTGCCTTCTATTTCAGTTTTTGTTCTATTTGTCGTATTTAGTCCCATCTCATAGCTTTTATCTTTTCCATGTTTTTGGGGTCGTCTGCATTGACAAATGTCCTGTCATTGGAAATACGGGCTTCTTTCTTTTCTTCATCAGTAAGATATACGGAAGTAATAGCATCTGCCATCAACATTTGAAGAAATGAAAAACTAATTTCCCACACAATCTGCTGTGGAGTCATGTTGAGTTTTTCACATGCTGGTAATATCAAAGAACCAAATATGCTTTTACCGCCAAAAGTGATGGAATTGCCTTTCTTGTTTTTTATCATTGAAACCTTAGCTAGTTCTTTACGTTCTCGGTCAATTCCGAAATATTTGATAAACTCATCCGTGTTATCTTTAGTAAGAACCATAACAAGAAGTTGAGCCATTTCTTCATTTGAAAGATTTTTCCTCAAGAACTGACATCTGCCATTTACAATTCTGTCATTAAATAGTTCTTCTTTCTTGTTGAGTGTGTGATAAGATAGTAGTCGGCAAACAATCTCTTTTTTTTCTTGGCATAATCTTAATGCTTCCATATATGGGTTTGCTTTAATAATATCAGCCTTCATATCAAGACTTTCAATGAGCCTTGAAAGTAGATATGTTTTGCCTAACGTTATTGGATATAGATAAAAATGCCGCTTATTAACCCGAAAGCCGTATGGTCTTTCCATTATGGTATCAGCGATATTCATTTCTATTATTTTTCTATTTTCGACCATATACTATTACTTTTAGAAAATAAAATGGCTATCTTCACAGACTGCCAATTTCAGACATGAAAACAAATCAACTCATGATTTTTAGAGCGGATTGATGGGCCTGCACCATCCCCTTCACTCTGGTAGAGCGACGCACGCCTGTGTGTGCTTAATCCGCAAGTGTGCATCCACCTAATAGATGCACTATTCTCTATAAAAACTATACCTATTGCAGCCTATTAGCCTATGCTTAGCCTATGCCGGAATTCGGAGCGACTTCAAACTTGTCTCCATCACCATCTTCGTCATCCGGGTCACATTCAATTTTTGTAATAGGCGATCCTGTTGTAGGAGTAACAATAATTTTACCCCATTGGACTTGATTCTTATCAGCAGCAGATTTTAAGGCATCAAATGTATATGCCCAAACACCACCATCGGCACTGGTAAACGTGTCTTCAACTGATACCGTTGTCTTTTCCATGCAAAATCCGGGAACTTCAGGATCTTCCGGTTGTAGCGCAACAGCATAATTGTGAGCAACTACTCCATCACTGTCGCTGATAGGTCTTTTGCGCCCTTTTGCCGCACGTATGTTGAGTACTAGGGCATAGGTGTTTTTACCATACTTGACGTCTTCATTTTCTCCGCCTTCAATTTTGGCTTCTTGCTTGTCGCCTTTTGTTGTTGTCAACTGTGTGGAATCTTCCACAGGTGTAGGAAGCTCTTCCCATTTGGGTGAAGTAGCATCCAGGTCTTTTACGAAAATTCGGGGTTTACCCCATCCGATTACTGCCATAGTTCTATATCACTTAATATAGTTAATACTTATTCGTTATTTATTTCAATATACAGTTTGTTATTGATGAAATGCTCGGTATGTCCGTCTTCAAAAGGAATGCCTGTGGAATTAGTTTTCTGACTGCATTTTGAAGGAACTGTATGATACTCATCTTTGCGTATAAAAACAAGGAACTTGCATAATTCACATAGTTCACCTACGCGTTGAGTATTCTTTTCCCACGATTTTGTTTCTTCATTCCATTGGTCACTGACATATATATTGACATTAACATAAGCTCTCTGGATCTGACCGCATCCCTCATTAGCAAGAACAGATATAACTATATCTTCCTTATCTGATTTATTGGGTCTTCCTCTGTCACTCAATTTACCAGAAACATTCTGTTCAAGGCTTGTTCCCTTAATCTTGTGGTAAACGAACTTCTGTATTTCAATGTCTGATTTCATTATTTAGCAATCTGTCTTTTTAGCTTTTCAAGCATTTGAGGAATTTTGTCTGTCGCCCATAATTCCGTTGATGCAAGTACGTCTTTATTATCCATCGCTTCTACATATTCAGCGTAATTCATTCCGGCAACAATGACAAGTACATAATCATTAGAATACCTTTTTATGAGTTCTTCGGCAAGGTCTTTCCCGGCTTTTGCACCTTCCTGACCTCCGGCTTTGACACGTGCTGTAAATGAAACTTTTTTGCCATCTTTAGTAACATATTCAACTTGTTTTGTATGGGTTGCTTTCCCCATGCTACTGTCAAAACCGTAGCTTGAAACTATGTTGCCATTATGGGAAATAATATATCCAACAGAACTTCTAAGATTACCGGACTGGTCAAACCAGCTCTTTTCTCCGGGACGATCTCGAATTCTTCGTACACATTGCTCTCCAAGATAAGCTAAAGCACGTATTGTTAGTGTTTCTACGCGTTCCGCTTCTTTCATTAAAGCCTTATGTATTTCGTCCAGCTTGCCGGATAATTTTATTCCCATATTTTAAACCCAAATTTTACACTGAAGTTGGTAACGATGGAAACCTTTTACTTCAAATTCTCTTTCAATTCCTCCGAGCAGATTTATTTTAACCCTGTCTCCAATAGTAAAGGTCTGACAATTACTTGGAAGACAAACCGTATATGAATAGCTTCTTACAACACCGTCTTCAAACTCCCTTTCTTCTGCCTTTCCGGAAGGTACTGCATCACAAGGGATTGAGCCCTTCCATTCAGATGAACCGGGATGATAATTTCCATTTTCATCTTCATAGCCAGGTACAGCCACTAGGTATTGTAAACGATGTGGATTTTTATTTGCTACTGCCATACTACAACAAACAATCACCCACATATACCATTGGTTTTGCTTCCAGTTCTACTGAAGGCTCACCAATAGTATTGTAGATGGAGTTAACACGTAATAGTATTCGTTCTTTGTCTTTATCAGACAAAGCCCCGAAGGACTTGTCTGCTTCAGAGAAATTGATAGCCTGAACCAAAGACCAAAGACAATCAGCTAGAGCTCCCTGATATTCGTTAGAATGAGCTATGTCGTAATTAAACTCATCATCACCATTGAGATTACGTTTAATCATCACATTCTCTACAAAACCGATAGGGATCGGATAATGTATTTCGTCTATGAGGGCTTGCTGAATTGTCTTCATGGTTTACGATGCTTTATGAGATTCAACAGCCTTTTTCAATGCTTCTTCGTCTGCGTCACTTAATCTGTTGACTGCTGCGATTAGCTTATCATCGGAAACGGTGGAAGTAAGGTTCTTGCCTGCAATCTTGTTATATTCCGTCACAAACTCCGGCTTTTTGTAAGTTGCTCCCCAAATTGTAATCTTAACATCAGAAGTATCTTTCTCTTCTTCTGTTGTGTCTACTGTTTGGGCTTCCAGTATATCCAAAGAATAGATTTGATCTACGTTTTCGATAACCGGTAAGCAGATAGCCTGTCCGTTTGTAAATTCCTGCAATGGGTCTGTTTTAGAGTAGCGGCTAATCAACTTATATTCGTCAATAGTAGTATATTCCACTCCATTAACGGGATTAGTTGCTTCAGCCAAAGTTCCCCATACAAAAGAACCTACATTATCAGCGGAAGGGAGGAATATAAGTTTGTTTGCATTCCACGGCTTATAAGAAACCCTTTTCCCATTCTTCTCATAGGTAACAGAACGGTCAACTTTCAAGAACGAAATGCCACCATATTGATCCGAAAACGCTTCGTCAAATAAAGTAGATGTAGGAACCGGAAGTTTAGTATCATTATCAAAGGTTTGACCACGATAATTTGCGGCTAGTTCTTTAGCCCATTGAGATTGACGCATTTTGTTATATGTAGATAAAGCCAGCATAATAACTGAAATACTGTTACCGTCATCGTTAGCTTTACTTATAACTCTTTCAATATCATCTCCTGTAACTTCACCGGTAGTAACAACCCCAAAGCTATGTTCTGGTAAATAACCATAATCAACACGGAGACCTATACCAGTATTTTTATCATCGTCACCCTCAACAATGATGACACCATCGGATAGTCCTGTAAGGAAATTTGCTTCATTTCTCTCATCAATACCAATAGAGCAAGCTGTTCCATCGTCCAACATACGAGTGATTATGCGGTTAAGAACAGATTTCTTAGCTGCATCCGTGCTGGCGTTGGATAAATGAGCTCTCATAATGTTGATAGCATTAATTTGAGTCTCTCTTAGAATCTTTTTAATTCCGATCTTAGGCAATTCTCCGTTTGACCGTGCGATAGAATCTCGCTTTTTAGGTGAAAGCGGAGAGTCCATAGCCACCATATCAGCAGCGACATACGTAGTATTGGCAGATGTGCCTTCCCATTTCTGATCGGGGGAGTACACTTTAGTAAGCATCGTTTTGTGAAGATAGGTCAATGTCTTGTTTGTATCATTGATCTTTTCTTTCACATACAGGCTTAATTTAGGCCATATTCTTCTTACAAATTCAATAAACAATGATTCATTCATCTTTCACCTCCTTTTAATCGTGTAAAAAAACGAGTTGCGGCAATGCCGTTTTTAATGCAGCTTTGATGCTGTCAACGGAATAAGGACTTGCCACATCATTAACTTCACCAGCATACATAATGCCTACAAATGGTTTGTCGGCAGGTTTTGAACAAACAACTACGCCAACATATTCATGATTGGATGGTAATGAATCGTAAGCTGTACCTGCTGAATTAACAGGCATCGGCTTATAAGTATCGTTCTCTGTATCGCGGATAACGATGTGGCCGGCTTTGATTACAGACTGCTTAAATCCAGTCATGTCTAATGTCCGCCCATTCATAATTCCGCCCAAATAGTTACGAATAACAATCGAATCCATTCCGGTTAGGATTGTTTCTTGTTCGTTGACTAAATCAGCTTTTGCACCCATTTTTAATTTGTTTTTGATTAAAGGCCTTTAGCTATTGCTATGACCTCTTCGTCAGTTAATACTTCATTTTTTTCTTGTTTCTTACTTCCTGCACCTGGAGGATTTCCCAAACTGGATAGTCCTGCATCGGCACGTTCTTGGTTGTAAGATTTCAAATCTTCCTCAACTTCGGAATAGAATTCTTCAAACTCTTCATCATTTTCAAACTTCATTTTATTGAAGGATTTTAATGTGCGAGTTCCGAATGTACCAGCATCTTTTAAAAGGGCTTCAAGTTTTGATTTTCGAGAAGCTGTTAGCTTTTCTCCCTCTAATGCGGAGATTTTGCCTGTTAAAGCTTCAATGGTTTGCATCATACTTTTAGCCCAATCGGGGGCATCATTCTTTCCTTTGTTTTGGGAATTCTTTTTGTTTAAACCCGGCTGGCGATTAGTGGAATTTGATGACTCATCGTCATCGTCGTCATCGGTTTCATCGTCGTCGTCATTCTTTTTGCGGTTTTCTTCGATTACTCGATTGGCAAAAGACTGGCTGACTTGTAGGTAGGGGAGAACCGCATCAATAGCTGTATCAATTTCTGCGTTTACGTCCTCATCGGAGGCATCGTCTGTGGAAGTTAGATTGTCGGCAATCTTGGCAGCGACACTCATCAATTCCTTTTTATTGAACCCGAATGCCTTCACTTTCGGTTTCAATTTTAGAAACACTTGTTGTTTTCTGTCCATTGTACAATGTTTTGGTTACTAAAATAGTCTGCGAAGTACGTATACCAGCAGACTATTCGCTTAGAACTTTACCAAACAATAGAGCAATGAGTTTTTACGACAAGTTCTGTGGCGTACGTCTTCATACGCATCTGATACAAAAGTAGTAAAAGTGGCGTAAACTCAATCACTTTTAGTGTTAAAGTATATAAAAAGTAAATGTTTGGATTTGCCTGAATGAAAGGCATTTAATTAGGCTATTCCTTTAGGTATCTATATGCTTTTAGGTATTTGTTTAATCTGTAAATATCTTTCTCTGTAAGTTCGTTCAAACGTGTTATATCCATGTTGTCTTCCAAGTCATGCAATTTAACTTGTCTTCCTATAGGGTTAAGCTTAGAACGTTTTATAAAATCTTCGTAACTTTCTCCTTTATTACGAGTAACTGAAATAATAGCATCAACAATATATTGTGGGAATCCTCCCATTAGTAAAAAATCAGCGGTAACTTCAGTATCTTCTATCGTATCATGCAGCAAAGCAACAATCCTTTCGTTATCTGTAGAACATTTATTTGCGACGCGGATAGGATGAAGTATATAAGGCATTCCTGCTTTGTCAACTTGATAAATATGCGCATCTGTTGCTATATGAAGCGCTTTCTCTAATAAAGTACTAATATCTGTCATATTCTGATTTTGAAATTTCTTTTCCGCCAAGAATTATATTACAAACTGTTTCATTGGATTGTGGAATTTCTATCTCGTTACGCCCACGATGTTTTATATACGATTTTGTTTGACCGTTATCGAGATGTAAACGGATAACTGCTTCCTCAAAATCGTCAAGTAAATAAACCGTTTCACCTGACTGTAATTTATTATATAATTCCTTTTGGTTCATTTTTATATGTAAAGATAGTGATTTTTATTGGAAATGACTATAATATTCAATTGATTTTTCAGCTATTTTTTGTGCCTTTTTATCAGCTTTGTCTAATACTCGCCATTCTTCATAATATTTATGTCCTAATCCTCCTTCCATACCTGTTTGCTTCTGTATTTCTTTCCAACGTTTTTCTCCAAGAATTCTTTTTGCGTCTTCCGGCTTTTCTTTGGCATAAATCATACGTTCTGTATTAACTTGAATTTCGGCAATTAATCCGTTAGATGTTTGGATATTGACTATATTGCCACTATATCCCATAAATGATTCCGTTTTTTGCCTTTTCAGTCGTACAAACGAATCGCTTTCAGACAGTTCGTTTAATACTTGATCTATTTGTGATCTGGGGACTATAATTGTCGTCCTAACTGCGTCTTTTATATCGTATGGAGTTATACCTTCCGTTGTAACCTTTCTTGTTATTGATGAAATGCTTTTGTAATTGATTGGCGTTACAAATCCTTTATTCTTTTTAGCTATGGATTCCGCTAAACTTTGTACCTCATTCCCGACTAAAGAAGCACGATTAACAAGCTCTTTAGCTGAATTCTCGGTATTTATATTTTGAACAATTGATTTGTTATCTCTCAAAAAATAAGGTAGGGTGTTTCTTTTCTGGGCTTTCTCGATCTTTTGATGGTTTTCGAGTACCCATTTTTTGAATTCGTCAGGAACATCCTTTACTTCATTTATACTTTCTGTGGAAACATCGCTTCGTCCATCCCATTCCCAGAATTCTTCTTCTGTTTTGAGGATAGGAACTTTATAACATAAGTCATTCGGGTGCCATCCTGTCCAGGTGAAGTCTTTAGGATATTTCCCGGCAAGTGTATCACAAATGTCTCCATGTGGCATACGGCTATGATGAGAAGAACTTAGTTTTATTTCATATCCGACTACGAAATCCATTTGTTTCCATCTTTCGTTTTCGGCTGTTCTATAAGCCATGTTTATTTCTGAACGGGCTAGACGTATGGAACGATATTCACAATCTTGTATATGTTCAGCACTGCCATATCTGTCTTTGTAATCTTTTTGCAGTAATGGGAAATCAAGAAGATACTTACTTATTTGCTTACTCAACGTAACAGCACTGGTTCCTTTTTGAATAGCGCATGAGATCGCAGCCTCCAGTTCTTCTTTGTAGATCATAGATTGCTGCCAGAGTTTTGCAGATATATTGAATCCTTTATCTTTTCGGTTCTGGAATGCTTTCAAAGCACCTGAATTTGTTTGATACAAAACTTTATATTTCTCTCTGTCAACTTGGGCGTTATAAGCTATTAATACTTTGTTTGCTATTAAATCCTGTGCTTCATTACTGTTCTTCCATTCTTCGGTAGTACCGCGATAGATAGTTGCGTTTATATCCTCTACAAAGTGCTTCTGTATATCGTCAATTTGCTTTTTAGTTTGAGGGTAGTCAGACCATTTAAACGGCTTATCGCTATCAGGGGAATATTTAGTACGTGAAACGGCTTTGGCAGCTTCCAAATTCAGGGTGTCGTATATTTGCTCAACGAGGGCTACATATCTGTTTAATCTCCCGTTGAGTTCTTGGTACTTCTTTTTCTGATTTGGAATCTTGGGTTTTGCCATTATTTCATTTGCTTTTTCTTATCCTTATCGTCGGTAGGGTAGAGGTGGTGTTTTACTATAATCTTACCACAGATAGGACAATCCTGTACTACGTATTCCACTGTAACTACTCTAGTATGCTTTTTCATATTTATTCCTCCGAAATTCTATCAGGTGCTGGCATCTCCAATAATCGGATAGCTTTAATTGTTTCCTTTCCCTCCAATATCGCTTTACATAAACGATGGTAGCCATCAGCAATTTGACCTACTTCGTCAAGGATAATAGGATATTCAAGAGAACATTGATTCACCCGTTTGCATTGAAAAATGAAACTGTGAAGCTGATTACATTCAAATGGTTCAGCTGTAAGGTCTATATTCCATAGTGGCATATCAAGCACTGGATATTCTTTTGCCTTAGCAAAATCGTAGAGTGTTTGAGCTTTCCAGATCTTGTCTCCACGATGATATTCACTTTCGCTAAAAGTTATGTTATCTATAGGAACCTGCATATTATTCTTTTTTTATATATACTTTGATTTCACCGGTAACACGGAGTTCATCACCAATTTTCTCAACGGAGTATTCTATTAATCCTCTTTGATTGATCGAACTTACAATTGATTGGCGAACTTCATCCTTTACTTCTTTGATGAACATTTCATCTGATTTTCGATTAGACCAACCTTCATCAAGTTTCTTCTTTTTCCGGTAATCCTTGATTTCTTTTTTAGTTCGGGCAAGGCAGATACCAAGCTTCTTTGCTTCGTAGTTATCAACTCGTTCAATACTACTCAATCTTTCTTGTGGATTGATTTTTTCTGCTAATCTAATAAGCCAGTTTGATATTTTTGTCTTCATGATTTTAAGTTTTAAGCCAGCAGCGTAAACATCTGCTTACGCTGCTTTAACCTTTTCTACAGCTTGGCAGATAGGCTATTGTACAATTTCCCAGTCTTCTGCAAACACATCACTGATGGATGGTACCCACGAATCAGCACGTCCCGTATTCTCGTTATAGATAAGGCATTGACTTGTATAGTCAATAAAACCTTTTCCTTTCAGAATAAGGTCTTTTGCTGATTGAGGAAGCGATTGCATCTTGGGAATGGTATCGCTTTCAATATGTGCAGGCACTTGCTTGAATACCGTCAGGCCTTTGCCGTTCCAGCCGTTTCTACGGATAGCCCCACCTTGCTTCAAAACTTCGATAGCATCACCGAAACACATAGGAGTTTCTTTCTTGACTTCTCGATATGATTCTTCAAACAGTTCTTTGGGTGACCAACTTTCATAGCCATATTCAGTACGAGTGTGATATCCGAGCTTGCAAGATTCATGCTCTCCTATTTCACTTTTTACCAAACCTTTACGGTAAGCTTCGCCTAATGTCATAGGTTTTGCTTCAATCTGTTTTGTGCTAATGTACTTTTTCATGATAGTGTATTTATTTACAAATCAAACATCTTCCTCTTCATAAGCCATCTTTGCACTCATGACACCAACCGAACTTAGCATCCTGATAGAAAGCCCCTTTTGTACGTCAAGCTCAAAAATTATGTTGTCATTGAATTGAGCGGCAGGGTATTGATACAATAGCGCATAATCCATTCCTTCCAGCTTTGCGTATATACTAAGTGTGCCACTCTTCTCTCTGTCTATCTGCATTACACATTTTCCAACAGAAGTAAACTCACAGGAATAGCCCTGTTTTTCTTTACTAAATTCTAGTACATCAGTTTTTGCCATAATATTTATATTTTAGATTATTATTCCGGTTCTTCGAATATATTGCTTATCCTGCTTCTGGAAGCATCTGCATCTTCTTTTTGGATTTGGGCAAGAGTTTCTTGTGGATCAGTAGAGATACCTAAGTTCTTGATGGCCTCTAATTGGCTGACAACTGCTTTTCCACCACTTGCTGTAACCCATTTTTCTATTTCTGACTTTTCATCATTTTGGATAAACGGAGTTATGATGTGCTCAACCTCAACATTGTCTACTTCATTTTTCCAAGAAACATTCATCATTTTTAGAAAGGCTTTGATTACGCTACATTCACGTTCAAATGCTTCTATCCATGCACCACTTTCATCTCCAACCTTTAAATGAGCGTCAGTAAGTAAAGTCTGCCTTGCATCAAATCCGATATTGCCAAGAGACTTCATGTTTTCGAAGGAAATATCCGGCATTTGTGATTGTGACCAGAACAACTTAACAAGGGTATCGACATGATATTTTAACGCCTCGATAGATTGTGCCCATGAAACATAGGACACGTCCCCGTTTTGTTCTACTCGGTAAACTCTACGGCTTTCTCCTTTATCTTCTCCTCCTTTTATGCCACCTGCTATTTTTAGGATAGGAGCGGAGTTATATGCTATGACATCGCTATTGCGTGAAAGGGTATATTCGATTTCTTTTCTGATATAGGAAAGACCGTGATAAATGGGAACAGGACGATAAACGTATACTCCGGGTATTTTCAGAATAACGACCGGCTCTGATTTAACTAATTCCCAACCGTTTCCCTGTTGTTTCCATTTATAATGAATGTTTGCCGTGTATGTCTCGAAATACGTAACTTCTTCATTTTTGACCTTTTTTGTGTATTCAAAAGACATTGCGATCATATCGCCAAGCTCATCAAGTAGAGGGTATAAGCTAACACCGTCCATTGGTGAGTAGGTTTTGCATTTTAGCTTATATTTACTTTTAAAGCCGTATAGAGTGTTGGGATTCTCAACTGTGTACCAAATGGTGAACACTTCGCATGAAGCAAAGTAAGCATTGCCTCGCTTAATATTCTCACTGTCAATACGGGCATACTTATATATCGCTTCAATCGCTTTCGCAATACTTTGGCGGGTTTCATTGTCTTCTATATTGTGATATACACGTTTAACCGGGATAGCGAACATGAATTCAGTCATTCGCTTGGTGAGGAGTTTTTCAAGTCCGATGTAGATACGGGAAGCTTTTTCTGTATCTCCATTAGATCGGATCTTATCTTTACGGGTAACTGCGTCAGATACTATATCATGTTCTGTTGGTTCGTAGTCTTTGAGAAGTTTATCCCATGAGGGGACTGTTACAGACTTTTCTTTCAAATCGTTGATTATGTTATCAACGGGCCGCGTACTGTCTAAGATAGAGGTGATTTCGTCCATTTGAGTAGAATATTACTTAATATTCGTTTTTACTTGGTGCAAATATAATAAAAGTCGCGTAATTTATATCACTTTTATTTATAAATATCCAACTAATTTGATAGCTTCATGCATGTAATAAGGGGAATTAATGACAGCAATCTCACCAGAATATCCACAACGCCATAATTCAGCCTGCCAATCTTGTATATCATCACGTTCATCAATATTGTACTTCTTCATTAAGTCTCTCATGATAGCGCAATCCTCATATCTTTCCATAACTTTAGCAGAAGAATAAAGATTGAGTAAGACGTATTCTCCATAAAGGAGGAGTACTTTTTCAAATATATTAAACCGATTTTGTGTCATATATATTTTTCATTACTTATATTTTCTAAAATCTATTTAGTGTCGATGCTTTGTCAGCCCCGAATGATAATTCACCGTTCTTGAACTGATATACAATAATTCGACCGATTACCGTGTTATGTCAGTATATCTTTACTTCTCGATTTTCAGCTATTAGTGTCATAGTCATTTCTTTTATAGTTACCACTTTTTTACCTGTTCTCTCAGTTCATCATACTTGCCATTGATAAGTAATTCAACTTCACGATGAAAGTTTATATCAGTCAAACGAAACTCTATCAAAGCGCGCTTGTAAACATCGCCTTTTTGATGAGCGTTGATTAAACGCATCATCTGTACATTATCCAAACCGTAACCGTTTTTACGATTGAGATTCACAGCTTTTTTTATCGCTTTCTCTTAGTTCTATTGTTGCCATATTCTTTATATTTTTAGTTATTTATTTAGAAATCACAAGACCACGAATACTCTTTCTTCAGTTTATCCAGTGCCTTATCAGTTACATAATAGACATAGCCACCACAATTCGCACGACTAATTGAACGGCTTTCTTTTAGCTCTACGGGCTTATTAAAGCTAATTGCACTTCTGTAACCACATGAGATAATAAGAAAGTCAACATTTTTCTTATATACATCTAAAGATGTTTCTTTGTATTCACCTCTTGCTTGGGCTTCTTTTGTCATTACTATTGTTGCTTTCATTGCTTTTGTCTTTTAATTGTTAGTATTATTAGTTTCTTTTAGTATTGTAAAGATACTCATTATCAGTGGGTTAGCCAAATTTTTATGTATTTATTTTAGTCGTAAATCTCTATAAATCAAATATTTAACTTTTACTGTAAAACAAAAATGGCGCCGACTTTCACAAGCCAGCGCACATAAGAGCAATGAAAACACCAAAAAGAAGTGTTTTCAAACGCAAAGGTACTAAAAGAAACACAACTACAAAAAATCTTTGAGCAACTCTTCATCACTAATAAAGCTGTAATCTCTAGGATAAAACGTATTTGCTAATGCGTCCATATAGTCAGGAGAACGTTTGATACGTTTCTTAACATCTTCTTTAGGCTCAATGATAATCTTTCCATTACTAAGGAATTTCCACTTGGTTTCGGTAGCTTCCTCCATTAGTTGATCGCAGGGTGGGAGAGCAGCTCCAAAACCATTTTTAGGATTGAGCCAGTCACGTAAAGCCCAATATAGGTATGCTCTCATATTGGCAAATTCATATTCGCCAGTAATATCGTGTAAGCCATCTGCACCTTCGGAATATTTACAAGAAAAAGCATTCCTATACTCTTCTTCTAGTAGCCTGGAATATACTCCAGCTCCTTCACCGATAGTATCAATAAACGCTTTTGCTCCTTTCTTCTTCAGGTAGGGAATCGTCATACCTACTACGTGCATGTGATCCGCACGTCCGGCAGATTGATGAACTTCAAATTGAGAAACGTAGTTACCGTATCGCGGGCAAAGCACACTATTATCGCGTCCCATACCGGCAACGTCAACACCTAGCTTACAAGATTTGGCTGGGATGAAACCGCTTGCCTGTAATTCCTGCCAATTCCTGTTTGCTATTTCTATCCATTCATAAGGAATAAGCACATCTTCAGAAACTTTCGGGAACATACCAAGTACCTTGACGCGAAACAAATCGTTAGGTCGGTATAGCTTACCTTCCCAATTGAAATCGCCTTCTCCCTCGTTGAAATCTGTTCGCTGAATGGGGGAGCACCAATTTATCACCTTGTCCTTAACCCATTCATAATCCACTTGACCGGGTATTACTATTTGCTTCTTTACTACATTTTCTGCATTTAGAGAGCTAAGTCTGAATTTTGCAAAACGGTCAGACTTCATGGCACGAGCTGCGTAACCAGTAGTAACATTAGGATTGAACACTATGAGAAAGCGAGAATTACCCTGTAAGTTACCCTCAATAGCGTTGTAAGTTGCTTCTGATATACCGGAAGCTTCAGTAACGACAAACATAGTATTTACGGCATGGAAACCAGACCAAGCTTCCGTATTGTCGTCACCAGCTTTAAACCCTGTTAGGAACCACTCTTCGTAATCAGTTTTAATGCCGGAAGACAATAAGCGTCCGGGCAAGAACCCTGCATTTCTAAATAAGCGGGATATTTCAGGTATCATGATATTTTGAACTTGACGGGCTGTAGGAGCTGTCATGGCAATCTTGGTATTCTTAATTAACTTACCTTCTTTCCAACGTGGAGTAAGATACATAAAACACATAGATGCACAAGCCGCAATATAATCCTTTCCCCTTGCCGTGCCTGACGCTACAGCAGTCATTGGATTATGCTGGACGGATTGAAGAATGGCTTGCTGTTCCTTGTCTAACCTTGAATGAAGAACATCATGAGCGAATTTGCACCAATCCTCCCGCCATGCTTTCATGTATCTTATAGACTTGTCATCTTTGCTCATTCTTCATCGTCTGGCAATTCTTGCATTAATTTCTCAAATGGATTAATATTCAAATCTTGCTCTACTTTTTCAACGTAACCGCGATGCTTCATTTTAGTCTTACTTAACCAAATAAGCATGGTGTTATCTTGTTCCGTCAAAGCTTTAGCAAACATTGTCGTTTCTAGCTTATCATAGAAACTTTCTTCTACTTCTTTCCATTTTTCAGCAAAATCTGGATCATTCGATTTCCATTTATAAGCAATGGAGCGTGAGATTTCTACAGCTTCACAAGCTGCGGTAACATTCAGCATCCTTGCTTCCAATGCTTTTAAGAACTTAGCTTTCTTTTGCCTTGTATTAAGCCTGTACTTCTGTGCCATTTTTACTTCCCTCCAATACATTATTTACAATTTCCAACATTTTGCATATACTCAAAGCCTGTGCTTTGATTTTGTATTTCGCCTGAACTTTTGCGGATACTTCATTTAATCGATACATTGTTTCCATGTCCAATAAAGTAAGGTTGCCAAGTTCTTTTTCTGAATAGCAATCCAATGTTTCCATTAATTTGTCAAATGAGACTTTCTGTGTATCTACAAACATAAGAGTTACTGGAACAATTTCATTATTCGGCATTTCAACTGTATAGTTGATGTCTTTAACGCTTTCTAGTACTTCATTACTGATATGCGCATACTCTTTCAGTGCGACATCTGTTATTTCATCAAGTAATTGCTTTAAAATTTCGGCATCGTCTTGACCGACAATACTGTTGTGGCTTAACTGCGTAGCAAGTAACCAGTCATTATTTGTCTCCTCTTCATCTATATACATGACATGGATAGAGGTAAGACCTGCCATTTTTGCAGCTTGTGTACGATGATTTCCACTTACTACTGTATATGTGCCATCCGGATGTTTCACACAAAACGGAACGGATGAAAGTTGTCCGTCTCTACGTATGTTATTTACTAATGCATTAAACGTGTCTTGCTGCATGAAATGTGCATTTTTTTTAACTAGTTTAATATCAGACAACTGTACTTCTGCTATCTTGAATTTTCCCATATATTATTCCTTTCTTGGTTCATCACTGTATTTTTCTACAAATGTTTTTAAAATATCATCTAAGTTGCCACGAATACCTGCATCTTGTATGTAATGGAGTTTACCAACGCAACGTTCATGTAATTTGAATACACCACGATATTTCATACTTACAGGTTTATCGGTGAACACGGAAGTAGCAATAACACCACATTGATGTTTATATCTTATATCCAGTTCTGATTTAAATTCTGATGAAAGAACGCCCATAATTAGCAATCGGCTCAACTTAGGCAGAGGGTGGTCTATGACAAAATCCGATTTCATCCAAACTGCATCCATGCCGTATTTGCTGACCTTCAGGAAGTCAAACATACAAGCTCCGAACACGTAATCATCCAAGAACCACAAATAACAGAACGGAGCTGATCCGAGTATGATGCCTTTCTTCAAGTAAATCATGCGCAGATAATCAATTTCTGCCATAGAAGCACGAACAAACCGGAGTTTGCTATTATTTGTAAGTACGTAATCGTCTGGCAACCGTTTATATTTTAGAGGGATGATAGTCCGCTTGTTAAAACTGCTGTCTCCACTTTCTACCACATTAGACCAAATATATGTGCGTTGGTCTTTGAATACCTCTCTTCTGCCCATAAATCCATGCTGCGAGAGAGCCATGTAATTAACTTGTTCTTCATCTATTTCTGCATATTTCGTTTTAGTTCGTTCTTGAGATCCAAAATCATCCAATAAGAAACGCTGTAATGCGTTGCTTGTGGCTTTCATACCGGAATGAAATTCATTCTGATAGATTAATATGTCATTCTCTTTGCAGTTAAGAATTGCATCTGATATATCAGCACAATAAAATATTTCAATAGACTTACTTTTAAGGCTGTCTACGAGCTTTTGGTAACGTTCCGTATACTTCTTATGGTAATGCTCCAATTTTGCCATAAAATCGTCATAAAGCGACTTATGGTAAATATCTTGTGAGTTCTTATGCTTCTTGATGGCATTGAACAGATGGATAGTGGCAATAATTTCAGCCGGACTTTCAGACTTGATATTCAGAAACTCATATTCATCATTAAAACGCAGTTCTTTTATCTCTCCCTTGATTGCCTTATACATCATGTAGATAAAATACTCCTTTGTATACACCTTAATCTCACGGTTGGTAAGTATTTGCTCTATATCCATATAGTATGAGTTTACCACATGAGCAATATCAAATTTGGCCGCTTCTTTCTTGATGAAGGAAAGCATACGATTAGTTTTCTTAAACATGGAGCCTACTATCGTAACATTGTCCGAGTGTTCTGCTGCCCAAAGTAACGGTTTATGTCTTTGGGGAACCTTGGAATAGTCTATATGGAATGTCTCAAGACATTTGTCAATAGTGGTGAGTTGCTTATACTCTTCTATGTCTTCATGTAGGTAGGCATATTCTACAAATGAATACATGAATTTGATTGTTTCCAGCACCTTGTCGAAGTCCCATGAACTATTGAAGATACGGAATTCTGCTGTTCCTATCTTTTCAATAGAACATAAGTTGAGCCAGTACCGGATATGTCCTCTATCTGATCCATTACTAAAAACTTTCAGTAAATTCTCAATATTATCTGCTTCAAGAACTCGTTTTACAACATCCCAAGGTGGACTGGGTACGAGATATTTTGTTTCCCACCACTCGGCAATGTCAAATATTCGTTTGATTGGATAAGCGGTGTAGTAGGAGAGGGCAAACAAACGTTTGATAACATTCAAGTCCATATCTTTGATGTATAGATGTGCATCAAAACCTTCATTCCACATGAGATAACTTCCTGCATCTCTCATGGTCTGAATAAAATTCTTCAACTCCTGCAAATCTTCTATACAATAATGGTATGGGCGTGTGTTTATTTCCCCGCCAAATTGACCGTGATGCGTAACTGCCGATCCATCCGAGTTATTCATCATGGTTAGCTTGTTATCCGTCCACTTGTAACCCGATGGAAGAGGAATGTGATCTTTATCACCATCAGCGAACTCCAGTTCCATGCCAAATGTGCGATTGGCTATATAGTCAATCCACGGTTTATCTATATTCGTGTTCTGCATATCTCAACTTGACTAATGATTTATAATCAGGGACAAAACGAACCACATCACCAATGTGATAATCCGAAACATGGTCACATTGCATTATTGTATATTCGCTGGAGCTATCTACATACTTCAAATTGGTATAATAGGGAATTCTGCATTTAGCCATGTCCGCCATTGAATAACCGCAATCGAGAATGAGTTGATTACGCTCTGGATAGATGCCTATTATTCTTGTTTGTAGTTCTATCCCATTAAAGCCTTTTTTCTCTTCATCATTGCAATATGGAATAGTGCCAAACAGCATATATTCTCCTATTCTTACATCACTTATGAAGTTTGGAAGTTTGTCATACTGTCCGAGCCAAAAACTTCCTCCTAAACTGATGGATTCAATATATCCTTTTAGGTTGTCCCAGATGTCGTATAATCGCGACATTGGCGGGTATTTGTCATTGAGGCAACCGGAAGTAATCATACCGTATATATGAGCATCTGAAAGCATCCTTATTTCGTTAGCTAGTTTGCTTGCTTCATAAATGCTTAAACCTTCTCTGTTATCGTAAGCGTCAATTGGAATGTAGTAGTTGTGTATTCCTTGGCAACCCTCTCCATTAATAGTGAGATATTTCCAAGAGTCAGCAAATGATGTTACTACTGCACCTATATTATCTTTTGTCGCTTTCCCAATAGAATAACATACGCTATCTTTCAAATGTAACCCGAAAATCTTATTTCTTATTTTATCCGCTATATGCTCATGAATATCTTCATAGAAGTCCTTAAACATTAATGAAATGGGAACATTAACAAACGATTGCGCCTTTTCAATGTTCTCTATTATATTCTTGGTATAGACTATAACTTTCATAGTTCCCACTTTAAGATTAAACGTTCAATCCCTTTGTATTTGGTATCACGTTTGAACGAGAACCCGGCATTGGTAAAACTCTTGATACTTGCTTCATTTTTGGGTGAGGTCATGGCAAATACCTCTTGTGCACCGTTTGAAACCAATTTTGCAAGATTAGCATTGAGTAGAATGTACTGAAAGCTATTACCCCTATAATCTGAACGAACGAAACATTTATCTACGTAGGCAGTACCGTATTCAGTGAAATATGCAAGCGAATAAGCAACCAGCTTATCATTTGTCAATAATCCGTAACTGCAACCAGATTGCAAGCACTTGACTATATCTTCCGGTTCCGAAGCGAAACACATATCAGGATCAGAGAGCAACTTTTGCTCAATTTCTTCTATGGTAGTAATGTCAGACATAGATAAAGCTTTCACTTGCATATTGTATTCTATGCTTCCTTTATGCGTCGGGAACAATGGTTCGTAACGGTCAATCCATGCTTTAGAAAGGAATGTGTCTATATCGACTTTAGGCAATAATGCTTTTCTATAATTGTCGAAAATGTCTAGTACAAATTCTTTATGCTTAGTAAGTTGCTCATTTTTCAACGGACATTTACTGCTACGGAAAACAAGACCTTTTTTTACCGACTTTACCCACAAAGGATAAGTTCTACACATGATAGGTTTGTAGCCATTATCACATGATTTACAGTCTTTAGCGATACATTTAATCTTTTTACCGCCAAAGTAATCATCATCTATAATCTGTAAATGGGAGATTTCTTTTTCATACCCGTCAAGTTCATGGGGGAGAATTACAATATGTCCGTCCGATCCGAACGAACAACACTTCCAACCGCAGCCGGAGTTTTCACATGCTCTTATTAGTCCTTTTTCGTCCATATATTTAGGTTGTATATAACTTCATATACATTTTGCGTTAAATGCCTGTCGAGCGTATTCCCGACAGGCCTAAATACAAATCCATCATTTTTCAAGCTACTTGCAAGAACACTTATGCAATCTATTCGGCTTCTTTACAGTCGTGTCAGATGGCAATTTCCATCACCCCGTAAACTGCACAAGCTTTAATGCTCTTGTTTTCGCTTATCGCTACTATAAGGGTTGAGGGATAAGCAGGATTCGAACCTGCACAAGTATCGTCTGCTTTCTCGTTTTCGTCCGTAGATTGGTTATCCTACGATCTTTAAACTACTCGACCTGTTACTAACAGCCGGTCTTGATGACATCCATTCTTATGTACACTTGGAACTTCCGTTCATTTAGTCTTAGCTCCCTATGACCATTTTATCCCTTAGTAGTGGTAGCAGGATTCGAACCTGCATGATAGGAGTTATTTTGCTGTTACATTTAAAAACAGCCATGCCCGTTTATTTTTACAACCTTAGCCTAGGGTTAACCTATCTATAAACATGTCACTTTAGCGTCTACTAATTCCGCCATACCACCAAATTTGCGTGTCTTTCCACGCTGTCAGATTGTTTGCAGTACCAACTAAATGCAAGGAATCGAACCTTGTCGCTTACTTTACACAACCTCAATCAACGAGCCGAGTTTAACGGCATTCGAGCGGAAACAGGGAATCGAACCCCACTCTTTGGCTGGAATGCCAACGCTCTACCGATGAGCTATTTCCGCAAATGCCTATGCTGTCAAACCACCGCTTGCTTGGCAAATTTGACAGCATCCCATCAAACGCTATTGACGGTTGGCTAATAATTCCGGATTGTCATAAATATTACCTGCATATCTAATTCCGAACATATCTATCATTTGTCCTATTGGTTTGTTCCCAAGATTTTGAGACAGAACTTCTAATAGCACAAAAGAACCGATTTTATCACTATACACTACCTCACATAATACGCCAGCACATTCAACTAAATCATGCTCATATATTTCTTTCCCGCTCTTGTCACACAAGCCGGTGAACTGCCCAAGAGTATTTTCGTCTATTTTTTCAACGTCATTATCGTGCAACCAAGTTCCATCTCCATCTTGAATAAGCGTATAAGAATCTCTTATCCATCCCTTACCATCAATGCGCTTCCCTCTAAACTTAATCCTTCTCATACTCAAAATAAACTTGCTTGTTCGTATTTAGGTTCCTTTTTCTCAACTACTCCGAACTCTGTTATTTCAATGCCAGTCTTTTCAGTAAGCCATTTTGCCAAAATATGACGATGGCAGAAATCACCCGGTTTTTCGTAACAGCATAGAGCGACATCTTTACCTTCACTGTGTCGTTGGATAGTTTGAATCAATTCTTGCGGATTGACTTTTGCAAGAACATCATTCAAATACATACTCGTGTACTCTTCATAAGTCCATTTGTCATCTAACATATATCTTCTTGGTGCAACCTCTATAATTTGAGGTGCGTTATAAAATTTTGGTCTGCCTAAAGCGACACATATCATTTTGATGTTCGCTGCTGCCAGTTTTCTGTAATTTCCAAAATATGATGTATAAATCCTCAAATTATAGATTTTATGGTGTAAAGATACAAAAAGTGGCGTAAATTCAATCACTTTTAGTCATAAATTTGTCTAATTTGATAATTTTATTGTCTCAACTTTATAGCACCTCATCATGTGGTCTGTTTCGCGTCCCATATTGAATGTTTTGCCAAGATAGTACATGTGAGCTTCTTCCTCTGGTAGGTTGATAGGAGTGACAAACCAATCTTTATTACCTTGTTCGTCTTTTAAATACACTTTTACTGTTGTGTTCATTGCTCTTATGTGTTATAGTAACCTGAAGGCTACTTGGTTAAAAATCAAATATACCAATCGCTTTTAAAACACCATACACTTCTTTCTTGGTTTTCACAGAAGATGGGATGACTGTGCCATTTGCTGATTTAGAGTAAGTTCTACCATAGTCCAACTCATAGTCATAACCTATTACTTGTTTTCTACGGACGAAGCCTATACAGCCATATCGTATCGTCCATTCAGAACCACCCCCAAATGACATATAATTACCCTTATCGTCTTGCCATGAACTTTGGTGTCTTCTTGCAGAAAAGAAACGTGTACCTGATTTATTGTATAGTAAAACCTCATACGCATTATTGATTGTCCGATTGCTCAATTTTGAGCGTTCATCGTTTAATCTCTGTTGGGTGTTTGTTGGTAATTCACTAAATTTCATAATCTTCTATATTGCGCAGGGATTTCGACATGCTAGTTAAACTTATGCTACCATTAAATCGCTCATGTATCTTTCGTATTCGTTGTATGTTTTTAGACTCATTTCATAAAGTTCGAACTTACTATCATTCTCTTTGCATATATAATCTACAAGAATACCGGAATTTTTTGTCATGAATAAGATACCGTCTACACCAGAAACTTTAATTGCTTTAGGAGTATCTTTTGAAGGTAAACCGTAGTGACCGCGGATAACTTCTTGAACCTCATCTATTCTGTTGTAAGTGTAATACAATGAATAATCTTCTGTTGATAATCCTTGTATAAACTTGATTTTGCCGGAATCTTTATTTATTTCTTTCATTGCTTTTGTCTTTTAATTGTTAGTATTATTGATTTCTTTTAGTGTTGTAAAGATACTCATTATCAATGAGTTAACCAAAATAAAACAATATAAAAACTTTTACTTAAACTTTGTTTAACTTATTGTTTTACAGTTGCTTAGTCTACCAATCTGAATTCGTAAGCAAATACAAAAGGATTACTTTCCCATGTACATTTGCCGGACACTTTGTCTATCAAGAACGCAAAAGCTTGTTGAGCTACATCTGTTGACAAGAATCCTCTTTTTGTATGAGGGGTATGATATATCTTTATTCCATCATTATCGGTATACGCATGTATAATCCCCTCTTTCAAGCAATCTTCATCGGATATATCTTGCAAACGCTCAAGTTTTATATTGGTTATCTTTATGTGATGTTTACAAGCATACGACTTAACGAACATTTTGTTATTCCATCCTGATGAATCCTTCATAAGACCTCGAATACTTAAATCTTTCGGATGTCTATCTAGTGAGTCGGGAGCATAGCCTGAATCCCTATAGTTCTGCGCTATAGCGACCACTTCGCAAACCTTATAAAGGGGATTATTCCATCCTGTAAAATCTCCATCTTTATTTTTCCACCCAAATGCACCCAATAAAGGAGATATTAGGTTTCCTTCGCTATCATAATCTTTAGATTCAAAAACGGGAAATACAATATCCCAACTTTCATCAGGTCTATCGTATTTACAAATTCTTCTAGTCATAGTCTTCCGACCATCTAATACGGCTTGGGTTAAGCCAAATTTATCGTTAAACATTATTTTCTTCATGATTATTCCTCCTTGATTAAATATGGATTATCGTAGATGTTGCCTAATATTTTAACATCACTTTCTGTATCTGTATTCAAATCACTAATTGCATAAAAACCAGCATTTTCAGAATCATTTTCTGTAACATTGAAAATAAACCCACCTTGATGCCATTCTATACAACCTTTCAAATAGTGCTCTTGTTCTCCATAACAGCCATGGGAAAAGAATAACCATTCAACAATATCCCCTTCATATATTTCTTTTCCGTTTTTGTCAAGTAGCCCGGTGAATTGACCTACGGTTTCGGGAATGACCTTACTTCTATTAAACATTTCAGTAGCTTCGCATCCATATTGGGAAAGTTTATTGCTGAAAATAGCCATTTCACCACTTTCGTACTGAATCAAGTCACCAAATATCCATTCGTTATTATATAAGTTTTTTCCTCTGAATTTTATTGTACGTAATCCCATAATATTATTTTATTAAATTGATTTTACTGACAATTTTATCATTCTCACAAATGTTAATCTACGTATTAAAAGAGTTAATTTAACAATTAAGTGCAAGATTAAGACTTATATTTGCACCGTGTTTGATTTGGAAGCTAACACCTCCAATCTGGCGAACTGTCATTCGCCTCCTTAGTCAATCTCCAAGAGAAGACATTAAGCCCATTGTCCTGCAAGCTTTGGGCTTTTTTAGTTACGCTTGACAGGGTGTAGCTAATAACGAGCCTATCTATCTTGCAGGTGGGTAGGCAAAACAGAAAGGAGGTGTTAGCTTGAAAAATCAAACACAAAACGAGGATTGCAAAACTCGCATTTTCTGTAGGTATATCGTGAAGAACGGTAAAAGGATTTATCCTAAGAGATCCAAGTACTTTTCTTTTTTGATAAACGATAAGAAAGTTGCTTAATGCTATTTTCGTAGGGATGTTGCAGGCATCCCTTTTTATTGTACGATTCATTTAATTCTCCTTCTTTACTAATTCAACTTCTGTCGGCTCTTCATCTTCCCATTTTACTTCGGGAAATAAAGAAGGATCAAGCCTAATCCAATCAAATCTATGTTTTGTTGGTTGCCAAAATTCACCATCAGCAGCCTTTACGGGTCGTTCTGTGAAAAGGAGCAAATCACCGTCTTTGTCTCTTGCTATATACATATTCAGTCTCCTTTCTTCTTTAAGTCATTAATTGCAATATCCCTAATACTTCTAGCGTCAAATCCGTTATAAGTCAACGTTCCTCCATAAAACTCAATAGTGTCTCCTTTAACAGTAATAATCGTTCCGCCTTTTAAACGACCAGCCATATCATCTTTACAAGATAATAGCATGGTTATCATAAGTATAATTAATATAAATCTCATTAGTCAATCTCCTTTCTCTTTAATCCGTTCTAGTACATCTCTGTTTGCTTCCAGTATTTCATCGAAAGATGGGATTGGCATCCAGGCTACAACCTCTTGTTTGAGGATCTCCCCAAGAGCATCTGTAGTGTTGTATATCCTCCTGAAATCTGGCGTATTGAAAGAGTCGCTCGTTACAGTATGCCAAAATCCGTCACTTCTTAATTCTCCAATTTGAGGAATACCTATAAAACCATCCCTTTTATCACGGACAATGACAAGCACCCAGTCATATTCTGGCTTTTCTGGCAACCGCTCCTCAACACTTATCCACGGGGATTGCTTTGCATGCCATTCAGCACCATATTCAACAGCCTGTTTTACCAGTTTCATGTTGATGAGTTTTTCATCATAAGGCATTTCGTAGCAATTTTCTGCGGCTTCTATTGCTACTTCTTCTAATGTCTGTTTCATAATTATCTTTATTTGAAAGGTTATAAACTACCAAATCTAAACGAATAAAAACCACTTTCGTCCTCGGAAGGGAAGAATCCGAGTGATTTTAACATTTCTAAATCTTCTTCTGAAACTTTTTCAGGCTCAATATCGACCCATAATTCATCGTGAATACAATAAGTCGGATAATCAGGATTTCCATACTTTAGAAATATCTGCAATGCTTTTATTAAATCTTCCATATTTTTACTCTGTTTTACGGTTTTCTCTTAGTTCTTTTTCACTGACAATATTATTAGTTCTGTTACCAAGATTAGAAACAGTTGTTGTATTATTGGGCTTACAATACAAACACATTTGAGTAAAAGGTGAATACACTCTCCCACACTTCGGGCAAATCCATTCCTGCTGCCCGAACATTCCATTATACGGATTTACTGAACTTAATTCTGTTTTCATAATGATAGTTTTTTTATGTCATTCACTGATAGTTTGTCCTTTCCTTTGGCATATTCAAAGAATCCGACTACAGGACATACACATTCAGGAATAGTATAATCATCTGTTTCAGGTAACGTTACCAATATACTAAGTCCTACACCATTGATATAATCGCAAGAAACAAAATTGTCAAAGTCGATATATCTTTGTGCCTCCACAGCTATGATGTCACAATTCTTTCGATAACATTCATAGCTTTTTGATAGTACTATTAATAAATTTATCTATATCCATTTCTGTTCTTTTTTTTACGTTAATCAATTGCAGGTTCATACGTGTAGTATTTCCATCCTTTATAAGAGTTTTTCCAATTACAATAGTCTGATGCATCTTTTTCTTCAAAAAATACAGCTACGTTGTGTCCGTAACAGTCATATACTCTATATTTCTTCATATCTATCTTGTTATTTGTCAATTATTTCAAATGTCACTTTCACTTTTTTACAGCGAAAACCTTTCTTATACATCTGTTTCCATGTCAAATTAGTCCCGTCCAACCAGTGCCTGACGCAATCTCTTCGGTAATATTTTTGAGTATTCATCACAAGTGTACCATTTGGGTAGGTTATCATGTACATTATATCTTCACGCATATCGACTCCTTTCTAATTTGTTTTTCGCAAATCCTTGATAATTCTTCAAGAACTTGCAAGGTTTTACTCTAATTGATTCGTACATACTTACCTGCGATATCGCAAGTTCTTAATATATCGGCATTATCTTCACCGAAAGCTATTAGGATACTGCCGCAACCGGGCGAGTCCCCACGAGTCCCATCCGGTCGAAATAAGCGAATCCGGTTCCGTAGAAATTTCATAGCTGTTGCTTTTTCAAAGATGACATCTTGGAACATCTTACTATCGCAGCGGTTGAATAGTAGAGCGATGCCGTTACCGTGTTCTGCCAGACGTTTAACGAAACGTTCTATTAGAGGACGGGAGTAAGGTGGATTTAGCCAAACACGACCTACCCAATCTTTAGTTAATCCGTCATGGTTCTTGTTGTACATTTGTGTAGCTGTTTGCCAAAGCGGTTTAACCGGAGCGCATGGATCTAAATCGAACTTTCCCAATGCGTCTATAATTTCTTTTGGCGTGTACCATTCATCAGTGGTATTAGCCGATTTTTCAAAGGTTGTATTCATTGTTAATATTTTAATTAATTGTATCCATCAGGTGGTCACACCACCAGGTAAAATAAGATGTTCACTCCTAGGAGAAGGAGGATGTTTAGGAGTATTCTCTTAACTAATCTAGCTTCTCGTTACTTTCGAAAATATGAGCAAACGTACTTTTTTCATCTGATAGATCGAGTCCAAGTTGTGAAGGGTGACGTTTGATGTAATTATAAAATGCGAACATCTTCTTGTCATCGTCACCGCAGCGGTCTACCAACAGCCGGATGAAAGCCAGAAGACAATCGGAGTCGTTTCCGAAGTTTTCCTGTGTGGAGAACTGTGTTTTATCCACATCTTGTTTCAATTTCCGGATCGCGGCTATTGCTGTGTTGAAATTGCGTTTCGCATCGTGGCGTAATTCATAGCCTTGCTTTCCCATTTCGCTTCTCAAATCATAGAGAAGGGTTTCTACGACATCTGTCAACACGTATGCTAGGTTGAGGGTCGTATTAAGATTTGTTGTTCCTACTAACATGATTTATTATACATTTTTCAATTCCACTTATGCGCCATGAACTTTTCGATGGCTGCTTTACTTTAGTGTACAACGAGCATCGTTTGCATATAGGCTTCAGATGCCTTCCGTCGTAATGAATACCGTTACAGATTACCGGATAACTTTGGAGTATCATCTGTTCGGTTATTGGCATTGTGATTTAGTAGGTAGATAACAGGCATGAGAATAGATTGAGTGAGCCTGTTGAGTACCACTTCTTTTTCAGTTAATTTTCTTCTTGTTTTCATTGCTCTTATATTTTATATGTTTCTGATTTACAGGTGTAAAGTTACTTGATTTGTAACTTGTAAACAAACGTTACTTTTCTTATTTGCATAGCTTTAGATTAAATTAACCTGTTGCAAATCAGCTATTTCCTTCTGCTATTTCCTGTAAGGGGGATGAGATTGAAACTCTTGAATCGGTCAACAAGTCGATCAGCAAAACGCTTTTTAAATTCTTCTGCATCAAGATTGCTTGTTATGTGATACATCTTGCCAAATTGCTGGTAAATCTCATATCTTGCATATAAAAATTCATCTATCACACTGTTTAGACTAGTGCCATAACTTTTCTGATTCTCCGTTTCCAGCCCTATATCGTTCAAGCAAATATTAAACGGTTCCGGTTTAAATCCTTTCGATTGTCCTTCATTGAACGTATGTCGGTCGATATGGCCATTCATCTTGTAATAGTTCATCATTTGAGTAACCGATAGATTCTCAAAAGTATTCGGGTTATGAGTCAATCGTAAATAATCAGAAAAAATCTGCATAAGCATCGTTTTACCGGTACCTGGTTCTCCGACAAGTAGCAGGTTTTTATGGATTTTGTAATCTTCATCTGGGAAAACCTGTTCTGCATACCGGCATCCATTGAAGTAGTAAAGCAGGAAAGACAACACCTTTGAGTTGTTTTCGTCTACTTCAAACTCTCTGAATTCACGTCCCATATAGTTATTCCCGATATACCTGATAAAATCACGATGGGCATAAAACTCATTGGGATTCGTCAAGTCATATTCAAAATCTTGAAGAATAGTCTTTCTGTGGCGCTCTATCAGATTCCCGATCTGCTCCTTTTTCAGCTTTGCTGCAAATGAATTTCTCTGTTGGACCTGTTGTAGTTGATCCGATAGTTCCTTTTCCAGAATTTCCATTTTTTGCCTTAGAAACGATTTCGTTATACTTCGAGTTAATATTAGCTACGCTAAAGTTATCCAGTAACCAACTATCCTTGACGGACGTGAGGAATACTTGGAGAGCGTACAACACAGAGGCATCATCAACGGGCATCTTTCTTTGTTCCCGTGAAAATGTTAGCTTACGAAGCAACTGGGACATATTGCCGGCATCTTTGGCAGTCCAGTAATATTCTTCGCCAAAAGTATTTCTGAAATGTTCTTCAAAAGCCTTTCGAGCGTTAGCATTTAGGCTATTAGCCCGTTTAGGCTTTACAGGATTGTCTTTAGCAATCTTTTCTTCAAGTTCCTTAATTCTGGCTAAAGCCTCATTCAAGGCATGATCTTTTTCAGAAATAACTTTTTCTAAATCCTCAAACCCCTTGGGGGGTGGGGGGGGAATAATAATATTCTCTTTACTTTCCTTTACTTTTCTTTCCTTTGTGATGTTTTTGCGCACATTAATATCGGCATTAAAAGAGTTATTGCATACATTTACTCCGTTATTGCAAACATTAACTGTATCGCTCGATAAATCTCCATCGTCGGAAGAAAAAACTTCCTTGTTTTCGCAACCGCTAATTTCGATTAATAGGTATCTAAAATCATCAACAGATTTACGCCTTTTAGATATTTTGAAATATCGTTTCTGAATGCCTACACTAGTAAGAACTCCCATCGAATCAAACAGGGATTTATCAAAGAAGCCCCATAAGACTAAACGGTTCAAAATACTGTCAAATAATTCAGAAGACACTCCGGGAAGATTTTTAAGAAGTTTGAATTTGAACAAATCACTCCACAGTATGAAATATCCATTTCGGTATATCGCACAAAGCAGTTTGATTGCAACAATTTCTCCTTTAATCCCGAATTCCCCGGATATGGCTACAATCTTTTCGTCATCGAAAAAATCTATATCTAAAGGAAAGTAATCCAATCCTGTTTTATTAGGTCTTGCCATGATTAGCCCTCCATTTTAGAAAATCATCAACGGACTTATCACGCTTTTGCCTATTGCATTTTTGGCAGGCAGTAGTCAGATTGTTCAAGCTATCACTTCCACCTTTAGAGAAAGGGAATATATGATCAACCTCTAATTTGCCACCTACTTTACCGCAATACTGGCATGTGTAATTATCTCTTTTAAATACAGCTCTTGAAATTCTTATCCATTCTTTTACGTTGATATTAAACATCCTCCTATATTCAGAATCCAACTTATATTTAGGGATTTTTATAGCGCTACCCAATAAATTCAACTTTGATGTTAGGAAATTATTACCAACATAATCTGTCAACTTAATCCATCGTTTCTGAATTCCTTTAGATGTTAAAATCTTCTCCTTATCATATAATTCTTTGGATAATAACCCTAGTGCCATACAGCATTTAATGACCTCAAGTATATACGACTCTTCAAACCCGGTTTGTTCCGATATAATGAAAGCCAACTCTTCATCCCACCTCACGTAGTACCCACTTTTATAGATAAGACATAGCAGGAGAGCATATACAGTTATAGCCTTGCCACTCTGGTACTTGATTAGTTTCCTTATCTTTATGTCTTGAAAGAAATTTATATCAAAAGGAAAGTAGTCCAGCCCAACTTCTTTATTTCGAGCCATATTAAGTATTCATATATTAAAAACAGCGGCTTTCAAGTTTCTATACCTTTGATGTGGGATTAAGGTATGTACTCCAAGAAAGCCTGTTTAATATCTTGTTTATCATCAAATCCCACTAAGATGATTAATTATTTTTCACGGTGTAAAACTAATCAAAAGTGGCGTAAACTCAATCACTTTTGATCTATTATTTTTTCGTGATTAACTTTATTTTAATATCCAGTCTTATTTAACCGCAAAGCTTCCTTTTCATAACTCAATAGAGTACGTAATGCGTCTAACTGATGAGTTGCTGAAGCGTTAAGTCGATCTAGTCGATCAACTAAGAATGATTCGTTTTCTGCAATACTATCAAGTAGGGCATTTTGCACTTTTGCAGACAAGCAGTTTTCCTGCGCTATCTTAATAATGGTGTTTTGTATTTCATCCGATTTTCTTTTGCGAAGCATTCTTTTAGCATCTGCAAGCATTTCACCGGTTCTTACTACATATACCATAGTAGCTGCAATCCTTTCCTGTATTTCTACAGGGTTGTTTTGGCATGTAATATTTAGGAATCCACTTATTTCTTCCATTTCTTGTATGATAGGGAGTAGGGGACAGTCGTTTATTTTACACGAGCCTGTACCATCATTTTTAGGGCAGTATTTACAGTTTATTTCCATAATGATGTAATATTAATCTTTAGGTGAAAATTCATATTTGAGCTCTTTATCGTCAAGTATGTATTTTTTGAATAACTCATTTGCATCTATTCCGTTATGTTCCAGATATAAGATGTATGTATAGAAAAGAGCAGCTGCGCTTCCTTCTGTCAAATACATATTCGTTTGGGTAGCGCGTCCGGAACTTTGAGGATTTTCTACCGATAACAGGTAGGCATCTTCTTCTGTATGCGCAACGGTAACAAGACGGTGATCTGCAAATTCGCACCTAACCATATTATTGATTGCTACTTTTCTTGCAGATTCATTATCAAATCCAAGGGTAATTTCACCAATGTTTTTACTTTCTTCCATAAGAGGTACTATGCTTTTATAGAGTCGTTAATGTATGATGCCAACATTTCTCCTAATGTATGAAAACGTCTCAAACCTGCTAAAACAAGACTACCGCTCATTCCACTGTGACCTTGTTTAAAGAATAAAGACCGGCATATTTCAAATCTTTCCAATTCTTCTTTGGATGTATCATTCAATATCTCAATAAATGTCAACCAGCAGTCAAGTTCCATGCCATGATACAGGTCATTCAATCTGATAGGGACGATTTCATCCCAGTATTCTAAATGTTCTTCTGGGATGATGCCCCTTGCGCGGTTTCTGTAATCTTCAGTTAATTGAGGAATTTTAGCTTTGAACTCCGCTTCCTTACGATCATACTCTTCATGCATTTTGCGGATATATCCATCGTGTTCCGCTTTTGACTTACCGGTCACTTTAATATACACTTCATCGAGGGAATCACTAGAATACAACGTTTTCTCGTTAAATTCACCATAACATGGTGCATTTATTTGCAAGTCTTGATATGCTTTATCAAGATTGATTCCTGGGTAAAATTCAATTTTCTTCATTGTTTAATTTATTAAGAGTTGATTAATTCAGGATGATCGTAAATGTTGCCAATCACGATAGTATCATCCATTTTTGTAAGATCAGATTGCCCGAAATAGAATAAATTTCGACCATTAGAAAGTTGAAAACTACAATTACGATATAGGATAATAGCTGTATATTCTTCTGGATTAAAACCAAATGTAATAGTGTGAAGAATATCCCCTTCGTAAATTTCCTTACCGTTCTTGTCGAATAAACCGGTAAACTGACCTACTGTTTCGGGACAGACTTCATACAGACCGATGCTTTTCCCTATTTCAATATCATTTAAGGGTGGGATAACAGAATACCTATCCTTTTCGATCTTAATAAGGGAGCCAAGCAGCCATCCATCATCGTATATGCTTTTCCCTCTGAATTTTATTGTACGTAACCCCATAGTTATTTATTTTTAAGTTCTTAATATATTAATAGCCCTTTCTACGTCACGCTTGGATATTCCACGTAAAGCATGAGTTCTTATGAAATGTTTCTTTTGAGAAAGCAACATATCTGGATCATCATCAAGGATTACATAATTAGTGACATCTTGATGTTCCCATAACCAACGGTCTATTTCTACGCCACGACATAGACCGTAGTGTTTGTCCCTTTCTAAATATTTAAAACCATACATTCTTGAAGTAATGTCAATAATATATTCAGGATATGGAAAAGGACTATGACCATAAACTGTTTCTTGCGTTGTAATAGCTTCAATAGTCTGTTCTAATGTACATCTTCTCCAAGAAGAGGATATAACTATTTTGGCTCCGGTAGCATCGCAAATCTGTTTGACTAGCTTAACCTTTTCATTATCAATAGTCCATTTACTTTTCAGTGTGGTTATTACACCGTCAAAGTCAAGAAAAATAATCTTACTCATATCTGCACTATTATACGTTAAATCCCATTTTTTCAAGAAGCTGATTAAATTCCTCTTTAGTTTGGTTATTCGGAACGAACCTATTAATTACTTCATGGAATGGCTTCAAGTGATGCTCAATGGTATCTTTAGCCTCCCGTTCGGCTTCTTGTTTATTTCTGCCATATTTACTTATTTGAATGTCATTTACATAATCATCAAAAGTCATATTGTAATGTGTTACTGTATCTACTACCGTACTAAAGCGACAATATAACCCATTTGGTTGTTTGGCTATAAATGATCCCATAATTACCTCTTTTTTGCTTTAGTTGGATTAAATCTTGACCAAATAACAGTTTCGTTGTATATTAATTCGTATACACTTACTTGTCCATTTGTGTACAGTGGAGTACCGCAAAACGCATCTATCTTTCCATCCAATTTATTGTTATCACAGATATATATTTGCATTTTGTTGGTTTCCTTAGCTTCGTTAAGTAAAGCGGCAATACTTTCATCATTAACGCAGTGTCCGCATCTTCCGTTTATCCATACAGAAATTAGCGAAACTTCTTTCTTGAGAATATTTCCCAATCCATCTGATGCATGTGCTACTAAAATGTTTTTCTTCATTACTATATCTTTATTTAATAATATATTTGTTTCTTATTATGTTTTAATCGCTTAATAGCATCCTTTTTAGAGTATGCCATAACTCTCTGTCCTTTTATGGTAACTCTCTCAACTCTTTAGTTGATGACTTAACTTTATAGTCAGGATTAAAAGTCATTCCTTCTTTACGATTCACGAAATACGGGTCGTAACTTTGCGCTGCTGCACACATCGCTGCTGTTGCCAGTAACATTTGCTTTAATTTACTCATACCATTCTATTATTGCATTGTAAATAAATTGTCGTTCCATCAGTACTGATACAGCCTACTTCAAATTGCGTCCAAGAGTTATCCCAACATTTTGTCCCGGGTGGCACCTGTATGGAGATATAAATATCTTCGTTTCTATCGCATTGATCTAGTGCTTCTTCAAACTTTTCTAAGAATTCATCTAAGCTCATATTATTATTTATGTTGTTAATAAAATCGTTTTATATACTATTTTTCAACTCTATATTAACTTGAATAATCAAGGATGATAGTTGTTATTTCAAATCGCATGATTCGCTTAGAACCACTTAAAATCGATAAAACAGTGACAACCATTTTTCAGATTGTCACTGTGTCGATTGGCATCAACTTAATGTGCGAGACGAAACCCTGACACTACTTTCATTCTTAGTTAGCTCCCATCCGGCTACCGTAGTCGAAGTAATCGGCTTGATTACGGGAAGACCGGGAAACCTTTAAGCTATTCGATAGTTCGATTCTCAACTTTTCGTTTTCAGCTTTTAACCGGTAACACTCCGCTCTGTATTGAGCGCATTCAGTGAATGACTTTAACATTGCGAGGTATTGGTTTATTTCTACCTTAATCATTGCTCTATAGTTTATATTATTATCTCATTATACTCCCATTGACGCGCTGTGTAGTTCTTATATAGTCATCCAGTAGTTCATGAAGGATGAAGTCCGGGTAAACATTGATTGTACCGAAACGCTCGATATTCACTTTGTTGACTGGATACCCTCTTTTCCTACATAGGCGTGCAGCATCATTGCTAAGCTTTGAAATGTCACTTACATAGATCGGCAATTTGTATCTTTGGATATATGATGACATCGTAGAACATCCATAGTTACCGATACACTTTGAAGACAACTTTTTTATTTCCCCTTCGAGTGCGCTTAATCTTAGCTCTGTAGTTTTAAGCCTTTTCTCTTGTTCCACATTCGTTTGAGCTAGCTGAAGGATAAGTTCGGCTTGGCTCATTTCAACTGTTGAGTTCAAAATATTGTCCATTGCTCTAAATTTTAATGTTCTGATTACTCGGTTATCTCTCTAATTGAAAGTTCAGGGAATCTATCACCTTTCACGTGCATTGACATGACATACATATAGCAGAAATCAGCCGCCTGTTCGTATGTTTCGAACTTAAATGTTACGCTTGAACCTTTCTTGGAAACTTCGTATTTCATTGTTTTATGTTTTAAAGTGTTAGTTATATCTTAATCACCTACGTAGCGTGAACCGAATCTACCAGTACTGTTTACATTGTAATAAGCTGATGCAGGAATGTTCTTGTTATTGTAACCTTCGTGCATTGTAGCCTTAGCAGCTTTGCTCATCGCTTCGTGTCTTTCTGCCAAGAATTTATCAGTTCTTTCCTTTACCGCTTCTACTGTGAAGTCGGCTTGGAGTTTTGCAAGTCTCCATGCTGACTTTAAACATTCACCGAAGGTCTTGCCTTGCTTCTTACCTGAATACTTGTAGGATCTGTGAGCGTTTTTCATTATCTCTGATAAATTGTAGCGTTTCATATATTTAGGAGTTAATTGTTATTAGTTCTTTTATTTGATGTAAATATACAGTATTTACTGTATATTTCCAAACAAAATAACCATAATATACTATTTCTTTTGCATAAATTAATATAGTATATACTGTATACTTCATAAATAATCTGTATATTTGAAATCAAAAAGATAATTATGAGAATAAAGGAACTTTTAAAAGAGAAACATTACACACAACAAGAACTGGCAGATAAAATGAATGTAAGCCTATCTGCTGTTAGACAAATGGTTGCAGCAGAATCATTGACAACTGCTACACTTGAAAAGATCGCTACCGCCCTCAACGTTCCCATGTGGCAGCTATTCGCGTCCCCGGAAGAGGTGCAGCTTCCCTCAAACGCCCATTCTATCAAATGCCCACATTGCGGAAACGAGTTCCCGGTTAGTGTGAATGTCGAACTTAAAACCAAAAGCAACCAATGAAAGGGTATTTTATAATCGCAATGATATTAGAACTTTTTCTTGTAATATTCGCTGGTAATATGGTAGGAAAAGGTCATTATGGAGCTGCAACTTCTGCTGGATTGTGTGCCATTATTTTAGCTATATATACATCTGCTTATATTGCTATATGGAAAATGAAAAACAAACAATAAAACCATGAAACAAATAAAACTCACAAAGGAAGAAAAAGAGACACTTAGGATCGTTGATAAGTTCAACGGTAAATGTCCTTGCGGTTTCCCTTTGCACGTCTACAACTTGTCCGTCCGATCACTTGAAAGGAAAGGACTAGTAAAAGCTGTCTATCTGGAAGGTGGAGCAGTAGAAGATGCCAAAACCACCGATGAAGGAAAACACTACCTTTGTGAGAATCCCAATTTACGAAATCCTATCAACTGGACTGTTGTCGGAGTAATAGCCGGGATACTTTCTCTTATCGTGTCTGTTATAGCCTTATTTATAAGTTGTACTGCAATGTATAGATGAATATAAGGGATGCGAATGCACCCCTTTATTTATAGCAACTAAGAGTTGATAAGATTGATGATCCCTTGCCTACCAATTCCGGTAATCTTTCTATGGTAGATAATATGACCATTGTCTGCAACCTCTTGCTTTATATCAAACCATCCAAGAGTAGAGTATTTAGTGTAAGGTACCCACGTCTGATTAACTTTGTATTGTACGCCAAGTTCTTTTAAACGGTTATTGAGTTCAATTGCCGATTTAAGCCCTAGCTCTTTCGCAACCTCCGTACATGTATAGGTCTTATTGACATGAGTTAGCACAGCAACCTGTTTCTCGGCTTCAATACGTGCAGACCGTTCTTCTTTTAGCTTAGTGAGAATCTCGATTCCGAAATCCGGGTTGTTTAAGATTTGGTCTATAACGTTATCGGTAGCATAGATACCATGCTTTCGGATAGAAGGAAGGACTTCATCACATACCCAATCTTGAAACTGTTCAGCATTAGGAAGATTACTTCTCATTATTAACCTATATACATCCTTTTCCGGAATATATACCATATTAGTTCCACCAATTCCGTTTCCATGTGGGCAAAACACCTTTTTGCCTGATTTGCAATGTCTTTGTATTGCATCAGCTGTATCAGAATATCCCAATGCAGTTGCTACGTCCTTTGCACAAAACAAAGGTTCTTCACTTGTTCCGGCTACTCTAACTTCACCAAACGATTCATTCTTAAAAATCTGAATGTTGTCCATAATAATGTCTTTTCGTTCGAGGACGTACCGCACTTCTTCATGCGGAGATAAAAAGGCGAAAGCCATGCAGGGGGTTGTGACCTACACAGCTTTCTATATCTTAATCCTCTGATTAATTCTAATTTTAATAAGTACAACCCAACGCATTGCAAATATAATAATAATTTTTAAAAGTGATTATACGATCAACAATCAACATATTCTTTTAACTATTTATGCTTTGATTCTCAAATGAAATTGCTAACTTTGCATTGTAATACACATACAACGGTACAACATGAGTAACTGGAGCGAAAGACAAGAAGAAAAGAGAGAAGGAAAGGAGAAAGAGAAGATAAGCCGGGAAACTCTCGGAAAATTCTTCTACGATTTGGCGAAGCTTGTGTTTACTGCAATGGCTTTAGTTGGTGGTGTCTCTTTAATTGTTGACGAACCACAAATAAAGCAAATGTTACTATTGGGTACAGGTATGTGCTTGACATATTTATTTGCTTATATTGGTTATAACATTTTAAAAAGGTAGAATATGGATTTTATGATAATGCTTTTTTCAGGTTGTTTGGTAGTAGCGGCTGGAATAGCTATTTGGCTTAATACCAAATCCGGTAAAAAATGGCTCAACAGCCTATGATGATTAATAGTATTAAACTTGTAATAGATAAAAGCGTCATGTAGAGTGACGCTTTTTTATTGCAGTTATACAATATAAGGCAGATTAAAAGCTGAAAACAAAATGTCAAAGAACGATTTGCCGAATAGGAGTTGAGCCAATCGACACAGGGTTTATTTTTCAAAATCAATTTGCGCAGACAATATTTCTAACAAAGCCTGCAATTGTCCAACGATGTAAGGCTTTATATCCTCACTACAATTACTTGTAAATGCAACAAGCTTTTCTGATAGCTTATGCCATTCTTGCAACTCATTCGGTTTCATCATTATCAGAAGGCTTATGGGAACCAGGAAAGGCAGGAGGAACAATATGTGATTCTATTCTTTTATCCAATATTTCCTTTTTCAACAATAACATTATGCCATCATAGCTTGATGACAGATTAGCCACAACTTCCCACCCTTGATTGCCTAGTTCGTTAAGTTTTATTGTACTGTATTCTTCGTAATTATGCATACGTCCATCGTCAATAGGGCTAAGCAAAAACGTTCTGTATTCGTATTTCTTCATTTTTCTATTTATTAGTTAATATTTCAAATCTGGTATAAAGCAGTGTAATAGGTTTTATGATTACATAGTAACCATTAATTTTATTGTTTTCGAACCATTTACACAGTTTAGATATAACCTGATGTCTCGTGAAATCCGACTTGTTTATCAAAAAAGAATCATCGTTGTACATAGACTGGTTATTTCCAATATCGAACATCTTTTTAAATTCGATAATAGCCTGGGATTTACTAACCTGATTTCTCATACATTATTCAAATAATCAGTTACTGCTTTAATGAAGTCATCAAGGGAACGGCAGACAACATATTTATTTCCAGCCGCTTCACATTCCTTTTGCCATTCTTTTTGTACTGTTCTTTGGTACTCACCTGGCTTTTTCATTTCTATACACAAAGCACCATAGAAACGATTACTTTTAAGAAGTATAAGATCTGCAACTCCCGAAAGCATTCCTTCTTCTTTCATGTATGCCCCGTTTCTACCACTTCTTCTTGCTGCATTAGGAACAGCAAATAAGATGTTTCTTAATTGGGGGTATTGGAGGCGAAACCATCTAATACAAGATGCTTGTATCTTATGTTCTTCACTTTTCGGCTTTCTACGAATATTGGTTCCGCAATATTTAGCTTTCATTTCTTCGTATGTCATAATACCCTAGCAAGTTTAAAATCAAGCAACATCAATAACTCATTGAATTTCTCTTCATACCAAAGCGGCTGTGTTTCTTTGGGATTATTAGGGTTGACTTGGTTCTCACCATACGACAGACCGGATTCGGTTATGGATTTGAAATACTTATCTCTACCTTTTGATGACTTCCTTTTCATATCACATAAGATACCTTTCTGAATCGCTCTTTGATTAAACGCCTGTGCGCTGATAGACAAACCCGCTTCTTTGAGCAATTCAGTAGCGGATTTAAGTATCCCATGTGACGGAGTATAATCAGGTGTCGGAAGTCCAAGAGGTGCAGCTACTTTACTAATTAAAGACAATTTAGAAGAATCATTTAGATTAAGCACTTCACTTACGCCTTTTACCCATTCAAGACCAACACGGACTTTAGTTGTTAGTGATGGTTCACGTTTAGTACTTTTCTTTTCTTCTACAATTTTTTGAGTGGCAAATTCTTCACAATTGATGAAATACTTTCTTGCTTGCTTCCCACGTACGTTATTCTCAATCATGGAAAGTTCTTTCGCCATACTTATAGAAATAGCGTATTCTTTTTGGGGGCGGCCGCCAGATGGGTTATTCATAGAATTATGAAAAACTACATAATCCTGATTTTCAATGAAATCATACTTGTCAATACGATTCTTGATCCAGTCAGCAAATTGTTGCTTACTTTCTAGGAAAGCATGTAAATCACGTGCGTTAACGGCTCTTTGACCGTTATTTTCTCTGATAGGAATAAGTTCTCCCATATTATAAAATTCTGCCATAATTATAACTTATTTATTCTTTATAGTAAATTCGTAGTAGATAGCTTATCACATAGAGAGGAACAAATAACACTCATCGTTCCTCTCTTTTAAACTAGTCTTCAATTATCGCCCAATCTGGCAAATATTCTTCACTGTTGATCTCCTTCATTAGTATATGATTTATTGTTAGGGATTACTTTTGTTTTACCACCAGTTTTATCAACAATAACCGGTTTACCACCTACCGTGGTTTCAGTACATTGCCCTTCAGGGAACTTATTAATAAAGCGAACAACTTCTTTATCTTCTGTTGCATTACTTTCTTCTTTGGCTTCATAAGGGAATACATCTACAATCGAAGTTTCAGCTACCATACCGATCTGATAATCTGCCATTGTCCCCTTCATGCCTTCATCTAACTTTTTGACTGCGTCGCGCAAGTCGGCAGCTTGTACCAATACTTGAGTGGAAGTCTTTTTTTCCGCACCGCTTTTTTCATCGAGCGTGATAAAAATAAGTTTGCATTTGAACCAGCGGTCGGCACTTTCTTCGTCACTGGGG